CCTGTAACTGTAGCAGAAGCACTATCTTGGCTCCGATTTCCACCTTGAGCACCCCAACACTCTAACGTATAAATTCCTTTAGGTAATGTGATACTCTGAACAGCACCAGTATAATTAAAATTTAAAATATCACCAGTTTTAATATTATTAGAATCAAACCCCTTAAGTTCTTCAGGCGCTCCGCTATAATACAATTTATTATTTACTAAGTCCTTAAAACAATATTTTTTATTATTATCTTTATATGGAATAAGGTTTAATATTAAATTTGAACCATCATAGAATTTAAAAGAGTATATATTTACATTGCTAAGTTTACTTATTGTGCCGTTCGTACACACTGCACCAATATGAAGTTTATTCGGAGCGGAATTTGATGAAACTGTATGTGTATATATTTTTGTTCCGTCACAATATACAGTATCTGGAGTGATTTTATAAGTATGTTTCCCATTTGGATTATATTTATTTTTATCTAATGTTTTGCTTGTTCCGAAATGATCTATTCTTATAGCACCGTTAACTACAAACATAGTAAAACTTGTGGAATCAGTTCCAGATTCTGTAGTTCTTGAACCAAAAATTGCACCAGTATCACTACCAGTACCGGTATATGCGCATGTAATTTCTATAGTACTATTACCATTAACTGTGACTCCAGAAAAAATATACTGTTGTCCGGTAAAACTTATATAATCTATTTCTTTACTCATCGCCATACACCACCCACATATCACCAGGTTTACCATCAGTTGTCTTAGGTTCTTCAGTAGAGAACGTCACATTCCTTAACTGAGATTTCATAATATCTGACTGATAAGCAGTTACAGCTCCATTAACGACCGGTTTATTCTGTAATCCATTATAATCAGTTGTACCCGGATCACCTTTATCTCCATAAACACCTATAACTGTTGGAGTAGTGTACAAATGATTATTGTTTGTCAAAACAAATTCATGATAACACCACAAATATTTGTTTGTAGATGTCATAACCTGAGCAGAAGTCGCCCACCCAGTAGTTTCCTTAGTAACACTTTGAGATTGAGAACTAGCAAGATAATGAGGGATAACACTTGATATGCCGACTCCCTGATCACCTTTAGGTAATGTAAAATTCAATATAGCATCTGTATCGGTGCCAGAATTAGTTACTGCAGCTGAAGAACCAGTTTCGGCAGTACCAATTTTAATAGTTGCATTCTTACCAACTCCGGCAAGACATTGTTCACCTTTATAAATTGCCATGTTATCGCCTCCTTTTATAAATCATTTCTTATAACAATAGTAATGGGAATATCTACAGTTGGTTTCTCGGTTGCTTTTATAGTAATTTGATTTGTAGTCTGTCCTCCGTCAGCTAACATTGCATTTTGGTAAGCTTCAATAGCAGTAGATGAAGCATTAGAAGCATAATCTATTTCTACAATATTTGAAGAAGTTACTCCAGATACGGATAATACATAACTATATGGGGCAGAAGATCCAGTCCATTTACTTGCTGTGAGAGTAGTATTAACAAGTGTACTTTTCTTTGCATATGTTTTTTCTGATTTAGTACTTGAAAACGTACTGTTGGCTGTTACAGATGAGTCGTTAATAACATTTACAGAATCATATTCATCAATAACATTGTAATAGGTATTTGCGTTTAAAGTTCCAGCTTTCTTTTTTGCAAGATAATCAGCCTTTGTAATTTCAACAGGAACATTAAGTCCCATCTGAGATAAAGTAATGTCGGCAGTGCCATCGAATGAAGCACTACCAATCTTTCTTGCAGTAGCTAATTTTACAGCTGCGTTCGCATTTCCACCGGCTGAAGATGATCCAGCATAATTATGTGTGTGTCCAGTAGCAGATTTTCCATTTAGGGCAGTTGTAATAGCATTTTGAGTCATGGTGCCATCTGTAGCAGATCCTGTGGAAGTATAGAGTTTAGTTGTACCGGAATAGCTTGTAGTACCTACAGAATATGTCGTATTTGTAGGAATTACCCATGTACCATCTGCACGAAGAAATTTTAATTGTTCTCCTATATTAGGTGCAGGAACAAGACCAGCACTTCCGGCAGCAGAAGAAGTAGCACCTTTCATGTTTCCATAAGTATGATCGGTAAATAATGCATCTGCAGGCACTGACTTACCAAGTGTATATGAACAAGCTACTGGTTTACCACCTGAGAAGTATACAGGCTGAGTTGATGATCCAGCATTAGAAGTAAGAGCAGCGGCAGATGATGCGCTACCTGCAGAAATAGCATATTTAACACTTTTTGTGGCATCAGCAGTATTGTCAACGTTGCCTAATCCAACTTCACTTTTAGTATGCGTATGTACTTTTGTAGCTTTTTCAGCTAATTTACTATTCATCTCAGTCTCGGTATAATAACGTTCATCATGATTATGAGATGCTGGTGGATAGCTGCTAGGCTTTTCAGTAACTCCAGACCATGGTACAGAAGTAGCAGTTCCGGCAGTATATACTGAATAACCAGCCTCAGAAGATAATTTGCTCTCATCAACAACATAATACATTTTTTCAGTCTTAGTTACTTTTACGGTATCACCAAGCTGAATATTAGCAGTAGTAAGTTTAAAACGTGCAGTATCATCTTCAACAATAACCAGACGTTCTAATGCTCCATGGGGAAGCCTTGCAATATCAATTGTTCCAAAGAGTTTACTTGCGTTGAGAGAAGTAATGGTTGAATCATTATGATTATGCGCAGAAGGAGCATAGGTAGAAGGTTTCCCCGTAATGTCACCCCATGCGACACTACTTGCAGTCGCAGCATTTCCTGTAACATTTACCGTCAGATTATTAGTAACAGGATTATATTTAAACTTATCGCTGTATGCTCGCTTTGTCTCCGTAGTAGAGTCAGAAAACCAAACATGTCTAGCTGCATCAGCAGTACCTTCTCCAGCAGATACATTTGTAGCTGTTCCTGCAGTAGTTGCACTATCAGCAGTAGTTGCATGTTTTACACTCTTATTTGCATCGGCAGTATTATCTACATTGCCAAGCCCTACCTGAGCTTTTGTATGAGTATGCCCGGCAGGAGAGTAAGCACTTGAATTTGTATATGCAGCAGATCCTAATCCGTGAATAGGAACAGTAGTTTTATTACCATCTACAGTGAGTGTGATTTTTCCGTTTTCAGTACTTTCTGAGATAGCAACAGACTTTACGGCTTTTGCTAGAGTAATATAAGTTTTGCTTGAGCTATCCCAACGATAAATAGTATTCGTAGCAGTATTTATATAAATAGTATTTATATCTCCAACAGACGGAAATAACTTATTGGAAGCATATGGAAGTATTTCTTTATGATTAGCTATACTTGTCTTCAAATAACCAACCAGTTCTGTTAATCCAGTGAGATTAAGAAATTGTTCTTTCATTTTGCATTAGTCACATCCTTCCATTTTTATTTTTAAAATAGAAGGAGAGCATTGCAGCCCTCCTCCCAATAAAATCAATTGTATTTTTACGCAGTAAATAAACCTTTGATAGACGCACTTGGAATTGCTTCATATCCATCTCCAACAAGCCCTTTAAGAGCGGTGATATCAGATGTGTTCTTAGCAATCTTCGGTTTTTCAGTAGCAAGATCTTTTTCTACAGCAGTAATTTTGCCTTCTGCTGTATCCATTCTGCCTTTAACAGCAGTAATATCTTCTGCATTCTTTTTATCAGCAGCTTCTAATGTAGGTAATTTCTTTTCAAGAGCATCAATTCTACCTACAGCAGCTTCAAGATCAGCAGCTTTTGCATACTGAGAAAGATCAGAGTCTGCGAGAGCTTTAGATACATACTCAGCAATATAGCTTACAATATCTTTGGATGTAGCAGATTCTGGAAGAGTACCGATAAGAGTCTTCAGCTTTGTGATATCCTCTTTATTTGTTTTGATCTGAGAATTCATTGTAGCAGCATCAGATGTATGTGTAGAAATCCAATCAGAAATCTCTTTCAGTGTATCATATGCTTCTGGAGCATCTGCAACGATTTTAGCGACTGCATCTGCAACAGCTTTCTTTACTGATCCGTCACCAGTGCCATTCAGTGTTCCAATAGCTGCTGTATTAGCTGCAACGCTTGCTTTTAATGCAGAATCATCATACTGACCAGTAGTAACAGCTTCTTTGATATAAGCAACTACATTTTTAGCTTTTGCATCAGCAGGAATGGTACCAACATAAGACATTACTTCTGTTTTTGCTGTGTTAGCAGCGCCAGCAGCATCGAAATCTGCAACAGTCTTTCCAGAATCTACCAGATTACCATTTTCATCTAATCCTGCAAGATGACCTTTTACTGCACCTTTTACTTTGTCAGCTTTTCCTGTTGGCTGAGGAATAGTAATAGTAAATGCTGCTTCATCAATAGTTACTGGAGCAGTTTTTGTGTAGAAATAAAGTGTGTATCCGTCTTCTGACTGAGATACTGTTTTAATTGAGTTTTTGACAGCCTCACTGATTTTAGAGTCGATCTGTACGTTATGCAGATTTAAAAACTCCTGAAGATTAGAAAGTGTAGCGAACTGTAATTTTGCCATAATTAATTTCCTCCTTGAAATATATTTGTTAAATCTTTAGAATCAATACCACCAAGTTTTCTATCTAAAGCAGCGTCAATATGTTCATCTAAAACATCCAGAACAGTTTCTTCAATAATATTTGAAACATATTCTTTTACAGAATCAGCACTTGCAAAATTCTGGTCATTAATCCAGCTTTCAGTGATATAACGATCAGTCGTATATCCACCATCTTGCTGAATGAAATACAATGTAATAGATTTTCCTTGCATTTTTGTGATTGTTGTGCTGGAAGTATCAGCATCATGAGATACAAGATACAGAACATCGTCTGCAGAAGATTGAACAGTAGTATTGTTTCCGCCAATGATACATTGGCCTTTTACTTTATAAATACCATCATCGAGTGATGATATCTTCACAGGAACAGTAAGTGTACCTATAAGATTTACAATAGGTACGTCAAATAATTTGTTATAAGATAAGCTGTTGATATAGTCTACAACAGTGGACTTATCTTCAAGATTACCGATTATATTATCTAAAAGAGTAGAAAGCTCAGAAGATTTGACATAATTATCCAATCCGATTGTTTTCTTGACCTCTTCAATAATATGATCTTTATCTTCATCAGTCATAGATATGTCATAAGAGAAAAGCAGTTTATCTCCAGAGAAAAACATAAGATTTGATCCGATGCATTTTACATCTGTAATCTGTTTATCTCCTTTGACATATTCTAATGTATTGTCGATGGTCACCCATGCTATACTCTTACTGTCTTGGATGTAACAAAGTCCTGGGTATTTTAGCACCCCTCTTTGTAAAGCCTTTTCTGCAATTTGCTTAGTTGATGCAGAATACCAGGTTGGAATTAACGCCATGCTGTGATCACCTCTTCAATTTGTCATATTCATATTTTGAAATTTCTTTTATTGCATAGATGTCATTATCAGGCGGAAAATTATAGAGACCTTCAATGTGCCATCCATATTTTCCGTCTGAACTTAAAATAGCCTGTGCTTCTGTGATATCACATAGAAGCAACAGACTATGTTTCTCCTGATATTTGATATACAGGATATGATTAAGGACATCTACGACTTCATCATTTTTGATTACTTTATAATACATGTGATATCCTCCTTATAAGATGGGAATGGTTACCCCTCACTTGAAATTGAGAACATAAGTAAGATTCCAGAATTCTGTCCTGGATAAGAGAACCCATATGTTCCACCGGCTTCATTGACTGTATACAGCCAGTTTGCAACTGTAGCATTTGGAGATCTGGTCCAGTAAGATTTATACTCCGTAGGAGTAGAAGAATTTGCTTTCTTTCTGGTATCATCATCTGTGAAATAAGCAATAGGAGCATTTGTTTCAGAAATATATGGTTCAGAAGTAGCAGTAGGATCAATTTCGTATAGAGATGGAACATAGAATCTGCAATTAGATACGGATGTATCATTTGATTTATTACCAATAGAAGAGTATACTTTTACAGGTTTGATCAGAGCTTTCCATAAAGGAGAAATAGCTTTAAGCAAACGTGTATTCAGCCATGTGTTCAGAGAAGATTCAGCCCATCCACCTGCATTTGTGCTCTTATTATTATAAGGCTTTTCAGTACCTAACAGGTTTGAAGCAACAAATGTAATGTTAGCTCTCTTTGAAGCAACGTCAGACAGATAATATCCTTTAAACTTAGCCACTTCCATAGGGATTATTTCGTGGATCCATGCAGCAATATCCATACATTGTTCTTCACCAAGATCTGCGTACCATACTTTAGCCCAATGTATAGTGCCTTTTGCAAAGTTTTCATATGCTCCATCGTCAGCTTTAGAACATCCAAATACGAGAGTGGAACTATGCTCTGGAATCCTGATCGCATTCAGAGTAGTAGAAGATACTTCTTTCCCAGTCATGTTTGAATTGTACACATAAAGCTTCTGACTTCCAGCTTCATGACGAAATACAATAATCTCTCGGTTTGTCCCAGCAGATGGAGTTATACTATCAGTATTCCATGAGAAACGAGGTTCCTGAGAATACCAAAGTCTGAATCCATTTGAACCATCACCTTGAAAACACTGAGCAAGAGTGGAGTTTACACTATTTCCTGAATCAAATTCAAAGTCAATAGCAATTGTAAAGTCTCTGTCTTTTTCCATGATTTTTAATCCGGTGTCAATATAGTTTGTTCCATCAAATTTAGTCGCAGCTGAAATAACTTCATGCTCTTCAATGTCGCCATAGCTATAATCAATACCAAGTTTGAAATCTAATGTATCTTTTAATGATAATGATTTTGCTTCAAGTCCCATTTTCATAAGAGTATAAAGCTCAACCTGTGTCATATTGGCCAGATCCTTACTATCAAAGTATCCATCTACGTATTCGCATGTTTCATATACTGCATTGATCGTTTTATTTCCATCGACAAATCCTGACTTATCCCATCCTTTAAACAGATTGTACTTATAAGCAGATTCCTCAGCAGTATATACAGGAGTATCACCTGTATATTTTACATAAGAACCATACTGGGCAGTAGATTCTTGAAGAGATAATCCTTTAGAAACATATTTTACAATATATTCACGGATTTTACTGTCATATACAGCAGTAATAGTTCTGTCAGCAAAGATTCCTGTCATTGAACCTTCCCATCCTTTGAAGGTATAATCAAGCTTAATTGTGCTTTTCTTTGTAGGAATAGGAATCGGATTAACTTCTCTTGTAGTAGGATCAACAGCGTTTCCACCTTTATCTACGTACTGGATATCAAGGATAGTATTACTTTCATCATCATTTATAAATGTAACTTTGAATTGAGTAATGATTGAATCGTAAGTAAGAACAAGGTCTGTCCAGATTCCAGGTTCATCTTCAGAACCAACAAATTCTTTATATTCCTGCTGTCTGACTACAGGAACATGAACAGATCCAGTAAGAATTGACTGCTCAGTAGTAGCGCCATTATCATCAATACCGGCAAGTTTTGATAATTTCAGAAGAAGCGTAGTATCATCAAGATTCCATGAGATACCAGTAATTGTTACGGTACGAAGAGTATTAATAGCAGCATTTAAGATAGCAAGAGCATCTACGATAGAATTCTGACATACAAATGTCTGTAAATTATCGTATCCTGCAACCTTAAGATCAGTTAAGTCTTTGAGGTTCTTGAGTGTAAGAGTGTTGATAGAAGATGGGAGAGAAGCATGAGCAATCTTACCATGATTAGCAAATAATACAGATGTTACAATAGTTCCATCAGCATAAAGATTAATAAGATTTTCACATGCAGACAGGTTAACAGATCCTGTAAGATTTGGACAATTACGAATATCCAAAGTCTCAAGAAGAGTATTATTACCCATATTAAGAGATGTCATAAAAGTATTCTGATATCCAGCTGTATTATTACCGATGATAAGAGTTTTCAGCTTAGAAGCCTTTGAGAAATCATTATCATGAATATAACAAGCAGAGAGGTCATTTAGTGCCTCAATTCTTGATGCAGCATAGATAAGAATAGCTGTATCATCCATATTTGTTAAGTCCGTAGTAATCTGATATTCTTGTCCGGCTTTTGCACGTACCTGAGTAGTTTCTGGTGAATTACCATAAAGTACAGAAATATACATATCAGAATAAGGAATGATTTTCAGAGTATAATCTGGTTTAACTACAACTTTCTTAGGTGTATTACATCTGAACATAATCTGATCAGACTTTACATCTGTATGTAAGAATTTCGTTCCCATATAAATATGCTGGTCACGTTCCCATTGTCTGAGATGATATTTTCCACGTCCATTCATCATCTCATTGAGGAATCTTACTGTTCCAGCACGATATGTTCTTATATACAATCTTTCATAGTGGATTCTCCAAAGTTCTTCTGGGAACTGGCTCTGCCAAGCCTCATACTCATTAATTAAATGAGAATCAGACCAACAGTTAGAATCTACAGACTGATACATGTTT